AACAGATTCGACGCCGGAAGAATATCGCAATGGGATTGACCGGCGAAGGCAAGCCGCGCAGCCCGTGCGGACGTGGACGGAAGATCGCCGCTTAAATCTGTTGACGTAACGGGAAACCATGATAAAAATAGCTCCATTGTCACCCTGCTCTCAGAGCGGGCGGTCCCTGAAAAAGGCCGATTATCAGGTTTACGACAATGTGTTTTCCGTCGCTCGTTGCGGGGTCGAAAGGCCCGGAAGGTTACCGATACCTTTATTTTTCAGCGCAACTTGCGGCGGTTTATTTTTCTTATGGCTGATGAAATAGACTGTCCCAACTTCACTACAATACCCAATATTCTGTTGGATAATATCCACAAGTTTTCAAACTCTGAGTTTAAAGTGTTAATGTACGCATGCCGGAAAACGTTTGGATTTCACGAAAAAGAATCTGTGGTAATGAGCATCAGTTATTTAGAAAACGGTGTTGGGTTGAGCAACGTATGTATCATAAAAGCTTGCGCCTCCCTTGTGGATAGAGGCTTTTTACTGAAAGAAAAATCTGATAAATTCAATGGTGCGAGCGCATACAAGGTTAACGTAAAGGCAGCACAAAAACAACAATCTGATACCCCGTTAAATAATTTAATAGGCAAAGATTGCCTATTAAAAATATTAACACCTACCTGTGAAGAATCTTCACAGGTGCCTATTAAGAATCTTCACACAAGTAAAGAAACTATATCTAAAGAAACTATCAAAGAAACTATAACCCCTATAGTCCCCATTCCAATCGTTGATCCAGTGCAAGAGGCTGGCGCACTATGGAGACACGCATTCACTACGATAACCGGGAACGAATACAGGAGAGACATAAAAGATTGCCATCGGAAGGCCGATGCGAAAGAGATTTCATTTTTAATAAAAGGGGGAATGACTCCAAAAGAAATTGGACAGCTTGCCGAAAGAGTGTTCCGAAATACAAAAGACTGGCATTCCAAACAAACCAGAACGATTAAAAAGTTTTGCAACTGGATTCAGGAACTGGAAGCCGAGAATCCACCGGACTACGATCCGAACTTTCCGGGCAAGACAAAAGAATGGGTTGAATTTCATCTTGCCGATCAAGCGGAAATGAAAAGATGCAACAGTGACTTTTAAAATTATGAAAACAGGAATTGAATTAATCGCTGAAGAACGGAGAGACGGGAGTGAATAACCCATTCACAATCGAGTGCCAAGTGTGCGGTCAAAACTTGGAACTGGAATATCCTCAAACAGGGGATGCTGGAATGGACAGACTGCTTTTGAAGGTTGCGAAGGGTTGCGTGCATGACCGTTGTTTCAATGAACGACGCCATGCCAACGATGAAGCCCAAGAGGTGGAACGAATCACGGCCAGGAGCCAAGCGTGGCCGTTACTGTGCGAGCCGTACTACCAGAATTGTACTGAATGGATCAAGACAGGGGAGGCGATGGGCAAGCTGAACATGCCGAGCGTGAGGCAGGCATTGGAGTGGCAATACAATCCCAAAGGGTTGCTTTTACACGGGAAACAATCAGGCACAGGGAAGACAACATCGATGTGGTGCATCATGCATCGGGAATTTATCGCGGGGAGATTCATTGTAAAAGTGAGTCACACCGAACTGGCAAAAAAGGCGATCAAGATTTCGTTCAAGAGCGAGCCGGGAATATTTCGTTGGGCGCATACGTTGAAAACATCGGACATCCTTTTTATTGATGACCTTGGTAAAGCGCGGTTTAAGTCAGCGGACGGCGAAGGGCGAGCGAGCGAGGAATTTCTGTTTGATATTTTGGATGCCAGAATCAACGCGAAATTGCCGACGATGTTTACGTGCAACATGACCGGGGAAGAACTGAAACGATCAATGTCATCGGATCGCGGGCCGGGATTTACACGGCGGATAAGAGATTTTTTCGTGAGTATAAAATTCGACATGTTAGGGAAATAACGATTGACGCAGCGAAAAACCATGAGAAGATAAAACCGTTCGAACCAGTAAACACACAAACACCTATGACAAAAAAGAAAACATCATCCAAAAAAGACAAACCGAGTGACGTTGTGGAAACGTCCGAACAGACCGAACCGACCAACGTAATCGACCTTGGTGCAACCGATCCAAACGCGGATGCCGACGTGCCCACAAAACGCCCGGTGCAAACCGAGATACCCGGCACGGAAGGTTTCCGGTGCAAGGAAATCGAAGACGCCGCCGACGATTTCCAAGCCAAGCGCGACAAGCGCATGCAATGGACAACAAAAGAGGTTGCCTCAAAGGATGCGCTGGTGGTGTTGCTACACGCTCACGCCGGGGAGATTGGCCAAGACGGTAACGGCGCGATCAACTATCGCTACGGCGACATCCTGGTGACGCTCGCGCCCACGGAAGAAAAGCTCAAGGTTAAGGCTGCACCACTCGAACCTGAAACCGGCGTCAGCCCGAAAGACACGACGGAGGGAGACGATTAACCATGCTCACCCCTGAAACAATAACCGCTGCCGGAAAGTCGTTGCTCACAGAAACCATTCAGCGCATGAGCGTGCGGCCTGAGCGTGCCGAGATTGAATTCTTCGAATCGGCTGGCTCAATTCATTTCCAAATCACGGCGCATCCGGAAGACTCACGCGTTATGGTTGGAAGCGGAGGCGTGCATATTGACGCCTTGACGAGTCTGGCGCGGTTATTGTTTTTCGGGGCATATCGAAGCGTGCAATGTATGACGGTGTTAAGCATGGAGAATGCCGAGCCAATTGAAACGAAAGATTTTGAGCCGGACGAAGAATGGCCGAAAGATGAGCTGACAGAATTCGCGCTCAACATTACGAAAGCATGTTTTTCGCATGCACAATGCAGCGTCGAATGTAAGTTGCAAGACCCATGGTCACACCTGATGGAAATCAATATCGACCGCGCTCACGAATATCCTTTGGGCCGGTTCGCGAAAGCCATGTCCCCAATCATGATGCACATCGGAATATTGAACGGTCAAAAACTGTACATGCAAGTAAATCCAAAGACCAATGCCGACAATACCACCAGAACAGCTCGCGCCAGGGGTTGAAGAAACTTCTGACTTCCTGGTTTTTCTGGTAGCCAGTTCCAGACCGGAAATTGAACCGCACAGGGTGGACTTGCAGACCTATTGCGGTAATGGTTCTTGCACGTGCGAACATTTTAAATTCAAGCTGAGTAAATTTTTGATTCGCAGGGCCATGCCGGATGAAACATTGGAGTGCCGACATATTAAACGTGCAAAAAGATATTTGTATTACAAATTTGTCAATCGGTTAATGGAAGATCGCGAAATGGAATCTCATGCAAATAAAATCGAAGCTCGTGAAAAAACTCGCCGGATGGTGCGTAGCCTTTCCAGAACAGCGCCAGAGGTTAATCAACCAATCGAAGACACCGACGAAGAACGTCAATTCCTTGCAGACGGGAAAGACGCGGACTGTCCGTTTTAATGTGCCGATTCGAAGCGCGACACCAGAACGTGCAAAACAAAAGGCCGAGTACAATCGCACTTGGCCGGAATGGATCAAAGGAAAGGCGTGTCGGAATTGTTGTGTACGTAACGCTCAAGAGGTTCACCATTTTGCAGGCCGACGCGGGAGGTTGTTGCTTTATATTCCGCTATGGGTGCCGCTTTGCTCGTGTTGTCACCGATACATTACCGATCATCCAAAATACGCTCAATCCGAAGGACTGACTTGTCCTGATGGCCAATTGAACAATCAAAGTCTCGTACCGAAATAAAAGCCTATGCGAATGATAAAACACGTCCGTAAACCATTCGTTGATCCCCTAAAAGGAATCAGCAAAGATCGCGTTCGATTGTCCAACGAGTCGAATGCAAAACGTGAAGCTAACCGCAAGTTTCCACGGGTTAAAAAATCCGCGTGGATGCAAGAATACGACCTTTCAACTGCGACTTATGAATCCGATTGACCAGATTGCGGCCAAGCTTCCACTGTCCAAGGACACGCTGGCCAGGAATCCTCATTTGATTACCAGTGGAATTATCACTAGCGGACAAATAGCGAATGTGACGGCGGTTGAAGGAATACGCGTCAGACAATCAACGAAGCCCGTAATGAACAAATTGGAAACGGAATGGTTTCACATTTTGAACATCCAACACTTAATGTTTCCGAGACCACGACCGCAAGCCGTGACGTTCAAGCTTTGCAACGGGATGCGCTACACTCCAGACGTATTCACGACCGCGTGGCCACAAGGAGACCAATATGGGATTCGCGCAACAGCGTGGGAAGTGAAGGGGCCAAAAGCTTTCGATGGATCATTGGATAAACTGAAAATGGCGGCGCATGAGTGGCCGGAGATTCTTTGGATTCTCGTGTGGAAAGAATCCGGTCGTTGGACACAGCAAATAATTCTGCAATAAATATCTTGCATGCGGAAGTAAACGCTGATAGTCTCTAGGCAGATCGAAATTAAACACACTTTGAAAGCAAAAATAAATAATCTACCGCAAACGCTCAAAGCGGACACCGCTCGATAATCGGGCAAGAGAGCAAAATAAATTATGAAAACAAAAATGATCCATTATCGGCAGGGTGACGTACTGATTGAGATGATTGCCACCATTCCAGCGACCGCCGAAAAAAAGACGCCTTCCAAGGCCATCATCTTGGCTCACGGAGAAGTCACCGGCCACCATCACACGCTTGAAATCGACAAGCCTGTCGAATGGTTCAAGCAAGGTGAAATATCCACGGCTAACGACAAGCCTCGCACATTAGCCGGTGAATTGTACGTGACGCTTCCTTGGGGTGGAGTCGTTACGCATCAGGAGCACGCGAAAATCCAACTTCCCAAAGGGACGTATCGGGTTACCCGCCAGCGGGAATATAGTCCAGAGGCGATCCGAAACGTGGCAGATTGAAATCACAATCAACAACGACTATGAAAAAATACGAACTGACAGAAAAGGATGAGGCGCAATTTCTAGCGTGGCGTGATAAATGGATCGCAAACGCGATGTCTACAAAGCCAATGGATGACAACGACCAAAAAGAGATGGTAATTGCGATCAATGGCATGTATAGGGCGGCTAAATTGTCGTTACCAAAGCATATTGTATTTGTTCCATCGCCATTCGTTATGACGTTCGCGGGAGGGTTATCATCCGCTATTTGGAATCTGAGTAAAAAACGCGACGCCACCCGCGCCGCCACCCGCGCCGCCACCCGCGCCGCCACCAGCGACGCCACCCTCGCCGCCACCAGCGCCGCCACCAGCGCCGCCACCAGCGCCGCCACCAGCGCCGCCACCCGCGCCGCCACCCGCGCCGCCACCAGCGCCGCCACCCGCGCCGCCACCCGCGCCGCCACCCGCGCCGCCACCCGCGACGCCACCAGCGACGCCACCAGCGCCGCCACCCGCGACGCCACCAGCGACGCCACCCGCGACGCCACCAGCGACGCCACCCGCGCCGCCACCAGCGACGCCACCCTCGACGCCACCCACGCCGCCACCATCGACGCCACCAGCGCCGCCACCCACGACGCCACCCGCGACGCCACCCACGACGCCACCCACGACGCCACCCGCGACGCCACCCACACCGCCACCCGCGACGCCACCCGCGACGACTTAAAATGGTTTGTATCGCTTCCGAAACAATCGTTTATAGAGATTTCTAAAGAGTTCTTAGGAAATGAATATCAATTTGGAATTGCATGTGCGGAATCTATTTCGAATTGGAATATGTGGGACGGTGGAAATCAGTGGTCAGGATGGAATGCTTACCTATCGTTCTTTAAAGACGTTTGCAAGTTGGGATTGAATGAATACGAGAATTATATTCACTATGAAAAGGCATGTATTCACGGAGGCCCGAGGATTATGTCTCCTGATTTCTGCATAGTGTCCGATAGGCCGGAGGTGCTTTTAGTTGACGATCAAAACAGACCGCATTGCGACAATGGCCCGTTTTGTAAGTGGCGTGATGGATCATCATTATATGCGGTTCACGGGGTTCGTGTACCAGCCTATGTCATTGAATATCCGAATCATATCACGGTCGAACGTATCGAAGCTGAATCAAATGCCGAAGTGCGGCGTGTCATGATCGAAAGATATGGTCTCGATCGATATTTATTGGATGCTCATGCACAGAAAGTTCATGAGGATGATTTCGGAGTGTTGTACCGCAAGGACGTAAAAGATGACGAGCCCATTGTCATGGTAAAAGTTGTTAATTCGACGCCGGAAACCACCGGGGAATTTAAGGATTATTTTCTCCGTGTGCCTCCGAATATTACGCGAGCAAAAGAGGGGGTTGCTTGGACTTTCGGGAAGACGGAAGCGGAATATCAACCGGCCTTGGAATCATGAAAACATGGTCACTCATGCAATGTTTGGAAACGGCTGCTCAAGATGAGAAAATAGCAGCAGCGGAATATCTGGATGCGCCGACGCAACAACACGAGAGGGAATTAAATATCGCGGCCACAGCCAGACAACAACTTGAAAAGCTGGCCAAGACGAAACGGAATCATGAAGACTGAAACACAGACGCCGGAGCAGATTGATGCGCAACTGGATGCGGCCACAATCAGTCAAATATCGTTCAAGCCAGGACCAGTGACAAACATATCTGTTGCAATCGTCAAACACATTTTGTCCGATCGAATCGTTTGGATGGATGACATTGAATTGCCTCAGGTTGATGCTGCCGACAAAAACGCTATCGGATTATCAATCCGTCGATTAGCCAATATTGGAATAATCACACGCATGGAAGGTATGAACGATCACCGACGCAGTAAAGTGAAAGCCCGGCGTGGCGGCCAAGTTTGGAAATATCGGTTGGCAAATCAGAAGCTTGCCGAGACATTTCTGAAGCGTAACAACTGCCACGTTTACCGTATGCCTGGAGAACTGGATTTAACTCCGAAACCATGACTACTACCGAAATAGAATCTCTCGTTCGTTGGACAAAACCTAAAGAGGTAAACACCCGGAACGGGCCGCGCATTCTTCGCACGTACAAGCCGCGTGAGAATGATGATCCAATTTGGGAAGTCTGGGGTGAGCGCAAGAACGATTTGAAACCACTCGGCTTGTCTATGTCCAAAGACCCGTACACCGACGACTGGCGGCTGTGCTGGTGGCAGAAGCTTGCGCCAGAGATTATCCAGGAACGCAATGAACGAATTGAACTGAGCCGATCACTTGATGCCGACATCGAAATACCTTGTCCTGATGGTTGCGAGTTTCGTCCGTTTCAAAAAGCAGGAGTGAATTATATCTTGCGGGCATTCAAGAATAACGGTGTTTTACTTGGTGATGAAATGGGAACCGGAAAGTCTATTCAGGCCATCGGGGTAATAAATTCGATACCAGAAATTAGCAGGGTGTTACTGATTTGCCCAATGACTTTGAAAGCCAATTGGGAACGTGAATTACGAAAATGGCTGATTCGGAAAATGAGCATCGGTCACGCGAATGCTAATTTCTTTCCGAAGACTGACATCGTAATTATCCATTATAACGTGGTGCATAAATTTCCGATAGCATCTACAAATTATTGGGACTTGCTTATCGTCGATGAATGTCATCGCGCAAAATCAGCGAAAGCACGCCAGACAAAAGCGATTGTCGGGTACAAACCAACTCGCAAAGAATCAGCGAAAGGAATGTTGCCGAGCAGCGGAATTCCGGCGGTTAGGAAGTTGTTCTTGAGCGGGACACCATTTGAGAATAAACCGGCCGAGCTTTGGCCAATCGTTAGCTACATCGCTCCGACATTATTTAGCAGCAAATCAGCTTTCGAGAAAAGGTACTGTGGCGCATGCTCAAACGGCTATGGATGGCAAGCCGATGGTGCAACAAATTCCGAAGAATTGGGAAGGGTGTTGCGCGGGACATGTCTTATCCGCCGATTGAAATGTGACGTGCTTAGTGAGCTACCACCAAAACAACGGATTGTTGTTGAGATGGAAACGGAAGGACTTGAGCACGTCATTAACCAGGAGCAACGCGCTTGGAAACAGAATCAACCTGAGCTTGAGGATGCCGAGGTGACACTTGAACTTGCAAAGGCAAGCGAAGATCAAGACGCATTTAAAAACGCTGTGTCGGCGCTGCGCAACAAGACAGCGTTGATATTTACGGAGATCGCTAAGGTGCGCCACGCCACGGCGCTTGCAAAGACACCAGCAATGATTGAGATGCTAAAAGAGGAACTGGAAGAAGTATCCAAGATTGTGGTATTCGCGCATCACACGGATTGTCTGAGAATGGCTCATGCTTCCTTTCCAAATGAAAGTGTTTTGGTGACGGGGGACACGCCACAACTCGACCGTGATAAATTTGTTCAACAGTTTCAGAACGATCCAAGTTGCAGATTATTCTTCGGATCAATTCGCGCGACAGGCGAAGGCATAACTTTAACGGCAAGTTCTAACGTCATATTTTTTGAAAACGATTGGACGGCCAGCAAAATGGCTCAGTGCTCGGATCGATGTTTTGTCAAAAATACTCTTGTTTGGTGTCTTAACTCTGTTTATCATGGCAGCATGGCATTAACCACTATCCAGAACATCAAGATTGGCGACGTAGTTTTGACGCACTCCGGTAATTACCGAAAGGTCACAGACGCATGGAGTCACGAGCATCGGGGATGCATGACAAAAATTCATTACGTCGGATGGAACGATTCAATTGAATGCACTCACGATCATAGGCTTATGGTAAAGCGCGGCGACAAAACGGAATGGATTGAGGCGCACAGCATATTGCCAACTGATTCAATGGCATTCCCAAAAATAAAAGCATGGTGCAGGCTTGAAAGTGTCACGTTCAAAAAAGAATGGAGAATGTATGATTCGCAATTGGTTCCGCGTTCAAAACAAAAGTGCCACTGTGGGAATCCTGTAGAGGGTCGTGGGCTGTGTCGAGTACATTATCGGGCATTGATAGAGTCTGGAAATCGTCCACCGAAACCGCGTCAGACCAGCCCGCACTACGTCAGGCTTCCGGATGAAATAAAAATTGATGATGACTGGCTTTACTTGTTCGGGTGGTATGCTGCTGAAGGCTTCAGCTCAATGAAGCCGGGTAAGGGATATTTTGTATCGTTCAGTGGTCACGAAAAAGAGGAAAACGTGTTAATCCGAATATCTAAAAAGCTGCTTGCATTGGGTATCAAATCCACCATCTATAGGAAGGAAGGGGGCAAAGGAATTGAGATGCGCGCCTATTCTGGAGAGCTTGCTAAATGGTTCCAAGGCTGGTTTGGGATTGGTTCAGAAAACTTCTCTCTTCCATCGGAGATTATGAATCTCCCGCCTGACCAAGCCGCTATTTTTCTGCGCGGATACACGGACGGGGATGGGTATCAACGCAACCGGCAAGTGGAATGGGTAAGCTGTAGCCAGACACTTTGCTACCAAGCGTGCTTGCTGGCTATTCGCGCTGGTTTCATACCAACTATGCGGCGAGGTAGCGAAACAAGCGGATATCACTGGATTGGTGGTTATACCAAATTTGGAAATCCTGCCAGCACGCGGCTGAACGATCAGGACGATGATTTTATTTACCGGCCAGTCCGTTCCGTAGAAACCTATTGTGACAAAGTGCGGGTATATGACATCACGGTCGAAGGCGATGAATCTTTTACCACAGGATTTGCAACGGCGCACAACTGTCATCGGATCGGCCAAAAGGACAACGTAACGGTAAAATACTACATCCTGCCGGGAACGATTGACGCGCACATGATCCAGACTTGGATTCGCAAGGAAGAAATATTGGAGAAATCGTTGGACAGCGAACGCGCCGAGATAGAAGCGGAAGTCACGTTATTGCCCAAGACAGAGAAGCTGGCCACGCGCACGGAATTAGAGCGGGACGCGGTGACAATGACGCGGGAGATGCGTCAGTCTATTCACGCTGCTCTACGGTCATTGGCGATGAATTGCGACGGTGCCAAGATGATCGACTCTCAAGGATTCAATAAATTTGACGCGAGGATTGGACAATCGTTAGCTGCGATGGAAAGCTTGACGCCTAAATGCGCTGCGCTTGGGAAAAAACTGTGTATCAAATATCAGCGCCAGCTAAACCCGGAAACTCTCAAACAATGCGGAATCAATGAATGAAAACTAAAATCACCTATATCCCACAATGGTACGGCAAGTACATGTGTTGGAAGGGTCGAATGAATGTTCAACCCTAAAAGTAGCTCGTAAAACAATCAAACGTTGGAAAAGCGTGGATCGTTGCAGCCAGATGAGAATCTTAAAAGTCACAACGACTACAGAAATTTATGAAGAATACAATACCAAATTACGATGAGCGGATAAAACCGTTAATCAAAGAGATCCAAAAAAACAAAGGGATGGAAGCCAAGATCGTGGCCGAGTTTGGGAAGCTTATGGGTGAACCGGTTCACCGGAACATTGTGCATGGGTGGTTACATCCGAACGCGAAGAAACGGAACGAGCCGAGCTACACGCGGGGGATGCGGTTGTTTGAAGCTATTACGATCGCCATGGTATTAATTAACAAAGACGCCCAGCTGAAAGAGAGGGTGAAATGAAATTTATCCTCTGGTTGGACGGAAAAGGATGGGCTATCTATGATCCAAACGACGGCCAGATTGAGCACACGCTAATCATAATGGAGGCAGTTGAAGCGACGATGGCGGACTGGTCGGATTTACTAGGGCCAGAGTTGGTGAAATACAAACCCATACCAAGGCTGGCGGAAATTGGAATGATGTTGCACGAGAAAGGCGAGGTATGAAAAACTATGAAATCACAACAAGAAATTAAGAAGATCGCGGATAAGTGGGCGGCGCACTCTCGTGGAGTGTGCGCGATGGCCGGGGTTGAAATGACTGATTTAGCCAGAATTTCAGAATCTATAAAAGGAGCCATCTCTGAATCAATTACGCCAACCACATGCGAATGGGATCGAGACTTTGATGATAACGTTTTCAAAACCGGATGCGGTCAGACTTGGATTTTTCCATACGGCGACCCAAAAGATAACGGCGCGAAATTCTGCCCATGTTGCGGTGGTCAAATAAATCACCATAAATCACCATAACACTATGAGCAAAACAACCGAAAAAATTGAGGAGATCGCGGAGAAGTGGGCGGACAGATATATAAACACTGACAGAATGCAAATTACGGTGGCGATACATAGTGCCATTGCCGAGGCCACCGATCATCTGCAAGCCACAATCGAGTGCCATGAGCGGGGAGACGCCATGCTACTTGAACTGGTTGCTCCTTACAAAACCATTGCAGAGGGTATTAACGCGATTAAGTCCACCGCACCAACCTGGACTAAGGAACTGCCGAAGGAAGTGCACAAATGCACCCCAATCACAGAATACGCCACCCGCACAACGCCGGTAAAAATTAAATGCATCGAATGCGGGAGGGAATTATGACCTACGACGAATTTATCCAGTCCAAAAAACCACTTGCTCAGCTTAACGGGTTCGTGCCAGCTACCCCGCCGCATCCGTGCCTTAAATCGCACCAGATCGACATTGCCATGTGGATGGCTCGCGGTGGGCGCCGGGCCTGCTTTGCCGCTTTCGGTCTTGGAAAGACACGAATTCACCTTCAGGTTGCAAAATGGATATGTGAACATGATCCTCGGAAGTACCTTATCATAGCCCCGCTTGGTGTACGCCAAGAATTTACACGAATCCAGGGGCCGGCGATGGGTGTTGCCATGACTTATTGCCGAACCGATGCCGAGGTGGAAGCTTGCACAACGCAGATCATCATCACGAATTATGAGCGCGTGCGCGACGGCGGAATAAACGTCACGAAAGAAAAGTTCACCGGCATCGGGCTTGACGAGGCCAGCGTTTTACGCAGCTTCGGAAGTAAGACCTATCAAAGTTTCCTGAAAATGTTCACGGCGATTGATTATCGTTTTGTGTTCACGGCAACGCCGTCACCGAACCGGCACAAGGAACTAATCCACTACGGAGGTTTTCTTGGAGTGATGGATACCGGCCAGGCGCTGACGCGATTCTTCCAACGGGACAGCCAGAAGGCTGGAAACCTGACTTTGATGCCGAGCATGGAAGGTGAGTTTTGGGACTGGCTGGCTTCATGGTCCTGCTTTCTGCAAAAGCCGTCAGACTTGGGATATTCCGATGACGGATACGACATGCCAGGGTTGCGCGTTCATTGGGAGAGGGTACCTGTAGATCATAAAAAGGCATGGACGATGGTGGATAGCTGGGGGCAACATCAATTATTTTTGGACAAGTCGGCAGGATTGGCAGACTTAGCTGAGGTAAAGAGGTCAACCATCATTAGCCGAATCGCCAAAGCTAAGGAAATAATCGAAGCCAACCCAGGAGACAATTTCATTTTATGGCACGACATAGAAGCCGAGCGCCGGGTGATTCAAAAAGTTATTCCGGGAGTGCAGGTAATTTATGGGACTCAAGATTTAGAGAAGCGCGAAGACATCATCGTAGACTTTTCAGACAACGGATTCCCTGTCCTTGGAACGAAGCCGCAACTCTCAGGCTCCGGGTGTAATCTCCAAAAGCATTGTCACCGCGCAATATTTTTAGGGAGTAGTTACAAGTTTAATGATTTCATTCAGGCCGTCCACCGGATTCTGCGTTTCCAACAGAAGTTCATAGTGGATATTTACATCATATTCACAGAGTCTGAAGATGCGGTTGTATCATCACTCAAAACTAAGTGGCAACAGCACAACGAACTGGTTTCCAAAATGTCGGCGCTCCTTAAAGAATACAAACTTGACTTAAAAACTATGCAAATCGTGAGAAAGACCGGATGCAAGCGCATCGAAGTAAAAAGCAAAACCTTCCGGGCGATCAATAATGATGCTATTGTTGAACTAATGAAGACTGTTGACTTTGGGCACAACATCACGCACAATTCCTGGCATGACAAAGGCTCAAATCATCTGGCACAACAATCACAATTTGATGAACAAGGCAATCCAATACCTGGAGAAAGCGGAAACTGGGAAGATAGCTGCGTCGATTTGATTGTGAGTTCAATTCCGTTCGGCACACAATATGAATATAGTCCGAACCACTCCGACTTGGGGAACAATATCGACAATCAGGCATTCTTTAGTCAATTGGATTATTTGATACCGAATCTACTGCGCGTTTTAAAGCCAGGCAGACTTGCTTGCATCCACGTCAAGGACCGCATCCGCTTCGGCGCCCAGCATGGGACGGGAGTGCCGACCGTGGACAGATTCAGCGACAAAACAGCCGACTGTTTTGAAAAACACGGATTTTTCTTTCTTGGACGGATCACGATTGACACGGACGTTGTGCGTGAGAACGCGCAAACATACCGGCTCGGCTGGTCAGAGAACGCGAAAGATTCGACTAAGATGGGGGTCGGTATGCCCGAATACGTCCTACTATTCCGGAAGCCGCACAGCGACCTTTCCAATGCTTATGCAGACCTGCCGGTGACTAAGGACAAGAGCATTTACAAGCGCGCACACTGGCAAGTAGATGCTTCGGGATTCTGGAAATCAGACGGAAACCGGCTGCCGGACCCGGACATAATCCAAGGAATGAACATGAGCGCCGTACGTCGGCTATGGCTTGATTATTGCCACAACCATCAATATTCATGGAAGGAACACGTTGAGATCGCCGCCGCGCTTGAGGATAATGGATATTTGCCATCAAGTTGGATGTTATTCTCTCCAATCTCAAATCACCCAGGTATCTGGGACGACATCACCAGGATGCGGACGTTGAATTCGAATCAGGAAAAGCAAAAAGAGGACAAGCATGTGTGCCCGCTGCAGCTCGATATTGTCAATCGTCTCATTACCAGGTATTCAAACCCAGGTGAAATAGTGTTTGATCCGTTCGCTGGAATATTTACAGTGCCGTATTGCGCGCAGCTACTCGGCCGCATCGGATGGGGAGTGGAACTGGCAACCGAATATTGGCGCTGCGGCGTCGGGTACTGCGAGCAGGCTGAACGTGAGCGGAACATGCCGACGTTATTCGACATGGCCCCAGCGATTGCGCCAGATCCGATATTGCCACCGGTTAAATTAACGAAAGTTGAGAAAAACAAAATTAAGTCATCAATCATCTCAAAAGTATCCAGCGACTTAAGCGAATTTAACGAAGAATGATCCCTATGACTCCATTAACACACAACCTCGTGATAATCGCCTTTATTGTATGCTGTATACTTGTTGGCATGATTTGGTGTGACCGGGAGAAACATTAACCAGTGGGACAAAATGAGCATGGTTTGACAGATGTGTAAAAGCTGGTAGATTAAGCACGCGATGAAGAAAAATGAGTTCTCTGTTCTGCCGATTGGTGAAGCGACACCAAGCCTCCGTTCTTCATCGCAGTTGAACAGCCAACCGGCAGACCTGAGAGTTTAAAGGCAATATGACAAATACAATCGAAACACTCACCACGAAAGAAACCAACCAGTTCACGAAGCTTGATGCGATAATCGTCGCCGGTGCGAAGACATTCATGGAGGTTGGGGATGCTTTAATGAAAGTGCGTGATGCAAAACTCTACCGCGCTAAATTCGCAACGTTTGAGGAATATACCGAGTCTCGCGGGGTGAGTATACGCCAAGCATACCGGTACATGGCGGCAGCGGAAACGGCCAAGGAATTAAAAAATGTGACAAACGTGTCACACGACTCCGACCCTATAAACATTGAAGTAATTGAAGGTGCTTCCGAAAACGCACTAAATGAGCTGGCAAAAACGGATCCTGAAAAACGCGCAAAAGTGGCGGCTAAAGCAGCCAAAAATAACGGAGGAAAACTGACGGCCAAAGCCATCAAAGAAGCCGCCGCCGAACTCGATCACAAGGCAAAGCCAATCGTTGATGTCGAGCCTGTGAAAAAGGAACTTCCCGCGCCATCGGACAACTACGAAGGCCAGCCAGACATCCCGGACCATTACGAAGCGTCAGTGACTCCGCCAGCGCCAGCAGAGACCGAAAAGCCCATGACGCCGGGACTGTTTGAAACGACAATCCAACTCATGGAGGCGCGAATTCCAGCCGAGTTGAAAGACCGTTTGAAATACGTCTCTGTGCTTCAGCGTGCCACGGTGCGCCAGATGAAGTACGGCAAACCGGCTGAAGGGATTCTTTCAAACCTCGACGCCTACACCAGCAAGGCGGCATGAATGAGTTGGCTTTATTCGCGGGCAATGGTGGCGGCATTCTTGGAGGAAAACTCCTTGGATGGAGAACAGTGCCGATTGGTGAAGCGACACCAAGCCTCCGTTCTTCATCGCAGTTGAACAGCCAACCGGCAGACCTGAGAGTTTAAGGCAATATGACAAATACAATCGAAACACCGCAGCGATCTTTCTCATGGAAAAGGCAAATGGAAAATGTATGGCTTGCGGGACACCATTCTCCACTGGAAGATTTAGGAGAAACTGCGACCATTGCCACTCGACAAAAAAAGTGCGCGGATTTGTATGCACCAGATGTAATTCCGTGCTTGGACTAATTAACGACGATGAAACAATCCTCGCCATGCTCCAAAAATACATCACCGAATCCAGAACCATTGAACTGCACAATGGAGGAACTGCAAAAATACATATCGTTATTAAATGAAGGATATTTATGCAAAAACTTAGAACCTTGCATCTCTTCGCTGGAGCGGGAGGAGGGATACTTGGCGACATCCTGCTTGGACACCAACCAATCTGCGCCGTTGAGATTGACCCCTATTGCCAGCAAGTCTTACACGCTCGGCAGAAAGACGGTTTGCTTCCATGGTTTCCCATTTTTGCGGATGTCAAAGAGTTCGATGGAAAACCTTGGAGAGGAAAAGTTGATGTCATATGCGGAGGATTTCCATGCCAGGATATTAGCATCGCCGCAAACTCAGGTGGAGGAGGTGTCGGAATTACAGGGGAGCGATCAGGGTTGTGGAGTGAAATGGGGAGAATCATTTGCGAAGTTGGACCAAGATACGTTCTTGTGGAAAACTCACCAATGCTTACTAGCAGGGGGCTTGGAACCGTTCTGCGAGACCTGGCCCGAATGGGGTATGATGCAGAATGGGGAATGTTTTGCGCGACCGATACCGGCTTGGATCACCAGCGGAAAAGGATTTTCATATATGCCCACCATTACAAAGACTCAAATAATCGAGCCGTTGGAACCTCAAACGAAAATCAACAGCAAAGGGCGAATAAGAAAAATCGCAAAGACTGGAACAGAAGGTTCGATAAGCTGGGCGCTTTGGGTGTTACTGCACGGGCTCAATCCTATGCCGAAGGCCGCCGAATATTTTATGGGGTGGCCAATGGAATGGACCGCATTGCAGCCATTGGGAATGGACAAGTTCCAGATGTGGTATCGCTCGCATGGAAAACTTTAGCCAACTATGAGCATTCACACCATCGCCGCCGAGATCACCCGTAGATTACCAGAACTGGCCAAGGATTCATCGGTGAATGCCGAGACGGTGATTTATAACCTGCTCAATCAGTCTGACAAGCCAGAACCGAGTGCAGATTACGCATGCTTGATGCACATGAGCTTATCCTGTCCGCAATGCACTCAGGACATGCGGACGATGATCGACGCGCTACAGGCCATTTGTGCGCGGGGAAACAACGAAACCACCTCAATAGCATCGGCAGCATTGAAAGAGATTCGTAAGGCATCCTTTGACAAGTCTTAATAAAATTGCCATAATCGTACTACAGAATGATAAACGATTGCTTCATCGAATCAGGATATGACAACGGCGAACAAGTGGCTGTTGAATCAGGACGCGAACGTTCGGAGATGTTGGAAAAGTTTAGGGCCGACTTCCATTGTTCAACAGAGTCAGCCTTGGAATACCTTGAATGGTTTGAAGAAAATTGGAGCAGCCCGGTTGCTGGGCGATCGACAGAACGGAGCGGGGACAAATCACTTTTGATAAAAGCTTCCCTCGTGGATATTGCACTGGTGTTGGTTTCCTTCAAACCGAAAGACGCCTATTTTGGAATCCGCAATTTGCTTTGGACGCTGGATGATCCTAGCATTGATGATGCGTTAAACCATGAGACTCCTGCCGACTGGTGGCCGATGACAGGCAAGTCCAAATATATGAGCTACAAAAGGGCAGCGGAGATTGCCAAGCGGTTGGGGCAGCCAAAACGGAAAGACCAACGGAGCGAGAAAGCTTGCAAGAAAATGTCAGAGACCAGGATAAAACAACTCAAATGACCACAACAAACACAAACCTACCGACGGCAGATCAAGACATAGCTCACCATCGGGAACTCGAATTGCGCGAGGCCGCGAGTTTGCGGAAAGAAGTCTGCCGAACCATTGGAAACTTCCGGGCGGAGGCCAAAGCATTCGGTCACAAAACAATCAGCATCATTAATGAGGCTCGCGGGATTGGATTCTTGATTCTTAAATCGGTAGAGGCGTTGCCGGGGAAGAAGATGACAATCGACTTTTGGAAGCAACAACAAAACCTATACCGCGATCAACACGGGCAACCGATATTGCTCGAGCAGTTGGAATGGTTCATGAAGGTGGCACGGGATAACCCAGAACCGGTGGAAGACATTCAGCGGGCGCTTTCATATCGCAAAGATATTGTCACTCAAGGCAATTTCCAGTTGGAATCAGACACGCCCGGAATGCACATTGCCGAGCCGAAAAACAATTTCAATTCACTGCAAAATCTCCTATTCAAAGCAACGAATGAATTGCGGCAAATAATCATCGGGCTTGAGGCCGATCAAGAACATTTTGGGCCGGTGAAAGGATGGAATGCCGAGCGGAAACAGATTGTGCTTTTGAAAGTGCAACCGTTGAAAGAGTCGATTGACAGCCTTTATTTGGAACTGAATGAGGGGATATGATTTCATTTTCTCCAATCGAACGCTTCGGGCCAATCTCACATTACGAGCCGCAAGGTATCCGCATGTTTAGTTGCGGTGCAAACTGTGAGGTAATGTATTGCACCGATCCTACGAGCTGCTTTAAGGATTGGGTGCTCTATAAGCATCCAGACGGGCAATGGGTATCACTGCGTAAGGCGACGGACGTGGATAAGAATGTTTTTGGAATTCCATTGGCTTGAGCATAAATGCCACGAACAATCACACAGGCGAAAGGACGCAACAAATCGTCTCGCAAAGAACTGTCACCGGAAGAACAGCAGGCTAAAGACTTGCTTGCCCGTCACACAGTTCTTTACAAGAAATGGAAAAAAGGTTGCGCGACAAAGGGAGATATTCGTGAGCTAACCGAATGTGGATTCTTAGGGAATGGTAATGGAAAAGGAATGGTGCCTGACGTTGATTTGTGCGAGTCTCTTGCATCACTCGCGACGCGGTTACACTTGCATTATCTGAATGCGGACAAAACGTCTAAACTGAAATCGGAGATCAACCAACAGACGATCAACGATTGGCGTCACGGTAAACGGCTTGGGATTGATAACACTCCGCCGCCAGCATCGGTGCACGGCTACGTGGGCAATCGATGGTCGTTGCGGGATTGGATAGCTTGGTTCGATGCTCATCTCTGGAATGAATGGAAACGCGAAGCGCCAGGAGAATCAACGCATCCGGCAGCAATAGATTTGGAAACATTTCGCCGCCAGCGAGAATTTGAACGGCTTGAGCATGAGAAATGGGAGGAAGAAAAAGAGCGCGGGAAATTCATTTCCGTAGTTGAAGCGCAGAAAGTGGCTAACGGAATTGTGAACCAGCTTTGCAACTGGTTTAGGACGGAGGCGGAAACAAAACGGATACCGCGATGGCAGGAGCTTTGCCGAGAGATTTTAATCACGCCAGAACAGACTGCTAAGATACTTGAATTTGAGCGGCAGTTGGGAATATCAATGGTGGATACGATTGATTATAAATGCGCGGAGTCGGCGAAAGTTGGAGAGAAAACAATGCAGGAACAAATAAAAAAACTATGAAACCAAAACACACACCATTAACGGAAGAACAGATTCAACAAATGATGATTATATTAGTCCAAGGACTTTTATCGTCCGGTCATTATAGTCGTACTACGGAAAATGAAGCACCATATATAATAATCGCAGGAGAATCAAGCGAGTATTTATATAAAGTTGTTGAAGATGCTGTCTATTTGTTAGATGATATACGAATAGCATGTAAAACTGAGGCGGAAATGGATAAATCAAATTGTGATTATCTAAACCAACGACCAGAAAGTGAACTATGAACCTAGAAAAAGCCATTGCAGACTTGGACTTTATTAATCAGAAGATCGCAGAGTTTTAATGGATTCAACGTCCATAGCATCATCCATCATCACTGCCGCGTTCGGTTGTCGAAAGCCAACCTTTCGCGGAAGTTCGGCAGACTTCGCGCGTACGATTGAACTTGGGAATGGTTACAAGGTTCCACCCGGTAATCTGTGCCGAAATTGCCGATCCATCGGATTACAATCCTGCCGACATTTCGAGATCGATTCGGCACGGCAACTCTGTGGGCCATTCGCGGCTTTAGATGATCCGAACGTGCGGTTGATAATGATTCAAAAAGCGGTTCAGACTTTAGGGTCACTCGCTTGGGATTTGTGGATTGAATATTTGCTGGTTCACTCTGCTTATACGCGAATCATTGTCTTTCTGGAAAGTGATCCCAAGGCGCTTACTTATTGCGATTCTCGGCTGATGGATACGCTTAAGGCTAATCCGATGATCGCGCAATACCTGCCGACTGGCGTTGACCGTTTCGGTAATTCAAAGACCGACATCAAGCTTACGAATGGAAAATACATTCGCGTATGCGGACTGAACGAGAGCAACGCGGCGTCACTATCTTGGGAAGTCGTAATCATCGATGAGGCATGGATACACGGATCAGACGGGCTATTGCAAAAGGCCATGGATCGCGCCAAGCAAGTAGCCGACAAGAAAATAGTCATTGTCGGCCAAGCTGGCCAGGAAGAAGAAGACGTGGACGTAATTTGGAAACGGGTTAAGAAAATACCAGTCACGTGGACGTGCCCATTTTGCGGAGGCAAACAAAAGTTTAGCGAACGCGGGCCGAGCTTTGAACGACCAAAAGAATTTGTAGCGCTTGATCCTGATAAGATTCTGCCCGGTTCGGAGGAATGGAATCATCTTAGACCAGTGGAACGGAAAGCTAAACCGTTGCCGGGAAGTTGGGCGGGATTACAGATTAGAAAATCGTTCGATGAAATAAAGACGCCGGATGAAATCATGGCAGCTTGCGAAGATGCTTATTTGGAGTGCTACCATTGCGGCACACAGATGACAGACAATCCAGCGCTGCGCAATAAGCTCATGGAAAGTTACGATCAAAGCTACCGTGACGGAGATTATACTTTGCCGGGGACGGAAGTAGGATTCTGGAATCCTGAAATAGTCAGCGTGACGGTGCCATTTCGTGAGACGATGAAGGAATATGTCATCGCCAAGAAATCTCAGAAAGAGCGCGGCAACTTGATGCCGTTACGGATATTCTATCAGAGCCGTTGGGGTATCGCGTGGAATCCTAAGCTGGCAAGCCAGATGCGGCATCGCAATCAAGAAGTGTATGACACCGAACTGGCAAAGCATGATGCATGGCGGCTATTGATGATCGTGGACAATCAGAAAGAGCTGATGCAACAATGGGTAGTCGTTTATGCCGTGCAAAAGAATGGCAGCACGAGGCAACTGTGGCGCGGCGCATTGCTTGGCTTACATGAATGCCGGAAGAAACAATTGGAGTACGGGTTAGACAAGGTGGGTAATCCAATCTTGAAAGATCAATTCGTGTTTTTGGACGGTCAATATAAGCCGGAGGAAATATGTCAGCATATCGTGGAAAATAAATATGGTCACTGGGGGAAATTCTTCGGTGACTCAGAATGGTTCTGTTGGAATATTTTGCAAGGGTCACGGTATGAAGCGTTCGTGCATGAGGATGAAAACGATAAGCGGCTGAAGTTCATTGTCGGCGATCCAACGAAGCGAGGATTTAAGATGGATGGGAAATATGTTGAGATCGACGTGTTTCCGTTCGCGGCCACACCGTGCGGAGAACGATTTGAAATCAATCGAGATGGCAAAGGCGTTGATACGTTATTCCTGCCACGTCAAGACGGCGAGCCGGAGGATGAAAATGAGTTGAGCTTCAACTCACAGATTTACAGCAATAAGCTGGTGGAGAGCAAAAGCTTTGAGCCGAGGGCATCAAAGATGAAATACATCCCAGTTCCGGCGAGCGCACCAGATCATTATTTTCACATTGGGCGCATGACGGAAGCTGTGAAAGAAATCTGGAAGGTAGACGGTATTTTTGCAGGACAACTTTCGACTACTCCGGCAGAAGTTCCTAAAATTTGACTAATTTTAGTTTGTGATTGAATCTCCGTAATTTATTCACAACGGCGGGACAAAAAACCATAGAGAAATTCTATGGCGCTACTCTGTCATTTGGACAATCAATAAACGTCCCGTGTTGCGCTTCCGGTGTGTCGCCTGATTTCGTAGCTGGTGAAGGAGGATTAAAAACCGCAACGCACGTCGATTCAGTTACGTTCCTTGCCTCAAATCTCACGGGGACGGATTCACCAAACAAAGGGACGCGTATCACTTTAACGCCGTCACCCGGTGGACCGTCATACAAGCTTCAATTCTGGTTAGGGGGATTATTGCCCGATGGAATTACCTACGAATTTGAGGCTGTTGACGCCAGCTATAAGGGTTGATTACGAGCTATTGTCATGGCTACAGATTACTTTATCGGAATGTCACTTGCGGATAAGCTGGCATTGCTTCCACAGCTTGCCTCGATTGTGTTAACCGGCCAACCGACTGAAATACAACTTTCCCGTGGCGTCAAAACAACTTTCTCCGGCGCAAATGCGAGCGAGAATTATGAACGGTTGATTAATTCGATCATGGACGACGAAAAATACGATTGCACCGATCCGGTAATGTCGAAAATAAAACGCTCACGCCGCGCCTTCATTACCCGCCCTAAGTTCAGCGATTATTAACCAGCCATGAGCGACAATAATAATTGCGGACTGGTAGATCAATATGGCCGTTCGATTCGAACTGGGTCAATCAATACTCTTTACCGCACTCCGTCTCAGAGCCGAGACAGCGTGCGTCCGCGACCGATACCACGCGCCAAGACTTACGAGGCTGTGTCGGCATGGCAGCGGCGTGAGATGGTAGATGTCTCTCGTGTCATTGCGGCTGGCGTACCAAACATCAATACGGCGTTGATTCAGGCCGGAGAATTTTCAATCGGGGATTCGTGGCATATCAAATATCGCGGGACAAATAAAGCATGGGGAAAGAAACGCGATCATTGGTTTAACACTGATTACCGGATGCACGGCAACGGCCGTAGCGATCAAAACGATTGGTGCTCTACGCTGCGTCAAATGAACTGGACGCGAAAGGTTGAGGCTGATTACGCAGTTTGGTTTGACGGGCTGCCACATAAAGACCCAATCTCAGGCAAAGAAGTTGATCCAACCGGACAATACCACACCGTCAAATATGATCGCATCTCGACGGGATTGATTGGCGGATGGCATTCAGTTGGAGTTGTATCTGTTGGTAACGGGCTTGATAAATGTTTGGAACTGCCGAAGACATGGAACTTTTACGCGACAGTGACGGCGTTTGGAAGTTGGCCAGGGCTTTACATTATCAACGATTCGGCGAGCATCTTTGATGGTCAGAGAATCATAGACGGCATAATCGTTGATTCTAACATGCGGACTTTGGGGTATCGACTTGTCGGATTTGACAAGGACGGATTACCTTCCTACGCCGATGTCCCGAAAGCACAAATACATTTCAATTTCTCCGCTCGCAAGCAACTTGATTTGATTCGCGGCATACCTGAAATTGCGGAGGCGATCATGCCGTGCATGCACTTGGACGACATTCAAGAGCTAATGGAGATGGCCGTCAAACTGGCAAGCGCATTGGCAATTTCTCGTGAAAGTTCTGATGGAAATCCAAGTCGATCAGGCCGCGCGTCATACGACGAGGAAACAACGGATTCGCAAGGCAACCCAACGCACTGGCATCGTGCGGTTGAGAACATCTTCCCCGGCATAGTCGAACTTGCGGTGAACAACAAAGAATCACTGAAAGCTTTGGACTTTAATCGTCCGTCCTTGAACGAGGAAGCATTCGTTCAGCGGATTGAGATGAGCATACTTCATACGCTGTGGCCGCGCTCACTGATTTATTCCGATGATACGAGGCGGGCTGGAACGCGTGCAATCGCCGTTCAAGCGAATACCATTTGCGCTTACGATCAAAGCTGCACGGAACGCTCGGCAAGATGGATAGCAGACCGCGCTACTGAATTTGCGATGCGTGCCGGGTATATTCCGTATAACGATAATCTGTATGATCCATACGAATACGTCTTTACCGTCCCTGGTAAATTTACAGTCGATGAAGGGACAGACCTTAAGATGCGGTTGCAGGCTCTCGGTCGTTGCATCATTTCCCGTGGAATCATTTGCGAAATGGACGGCTACATGGCGGAAGAAATCGAGGAGCAACGCATTGATGAGGTGGATAGGCTTTTGACCGCAGCGGAAAAACTGGCAGAGAAACATCCTGATTTCCCCGTGCAACAAATCTGGCTCATGTTGGATGCTGGTGAAACGAATATCAGCTTCAGCGAACAAGACCGCGATCAAGTGGTGGATTCAGAAACCGGTGAAGCATCGGTATCGGGTACAGTCCCAACAGGAAACGGGAAAGCGGCAGATCAACCAGCCCCAGTGAAGCCCGCGGCGCCAGCGCAACCCAAGAAATAATTATGAGCGAAATAAGAATCAACCAACGTTATCCCCGGCATGTTAGAATGGAAAAATCTCACCTTTATAAAAACTGTGTCGTTGTGCGTTGTCCGCTAACCGAAGGAACCATGATGACCGGTTCGGTCAAAAAGGTTGCCAAGTGGGCCAGACAGAACTCATATAATTTGATGGATTTCCGCAAGCCGGTTGAAACCTTATGAAGCAATACCCAAACATTATATCAAAACTGTTTCGTGAGCCATTGGTGATTACTCCGGCGCGTCACTCTGCTTTATGCCAGTTGGTAGAAAAGAGAATGGGAGCAAACGTCATGGATGATGATGACATGGGAGGACCATCGGGCGATGACGACACCGAAGAAATTCAAGTTGAAGGTTCAACGGCAATTATCCCCGTGCACGGTACTCTTGTTATGCACCCGGAAGACATTGCCAGGAGTGAGTGCGGTTGCGACATGGAAACGCTTGGACAGAAGATTGATTTCATCGAAAACGACCGATCAATCCAGACAGTCATTTACGACTTTCGGACACCAGGCGGAAGCGTCACCGGTATCCCCGAAGTTGCGAGGAAGATTCGGAACTCGGACAAGAATACAATCGCGTTCACGCAAAGCGAATGTTGCTCCGGTGGATTGTGGTTAGCCGCACAATGCCAGAATTTCTATTCGACGCAAAGTTCTCGTGTTGGATCATGCGGCGTGTATTGCATGGCAATCGACTTATCAAAACAGCTCAAAGAAGACGGCGTGAACATCGAAGCTATCTTCGCCGGGAAATACAAATTGATGGGCGCTTACTGGAAACCATTAACGGATAGTGAACGTGAAATCATGCAGGGTGGAGTCGATAAAATCTATGCGCAGTTTAAGGAAGCGATGGAAAGTTATCGAGTGGTGAATGACAGTCACTTCGGAAACGGACTAACCTTCGATGGTGATGATGCGGAGGAAATTGGTTTTACCGATGGAGTAGCCGAAGACATTTCGGAAGCCATTGACATGGCTCAAGCTTAGTACAGAAATCATGCCAATTTGTTGACTTTTTAAAGTCATCAAAGCGGTTCAACGCAAATACCAATATGGCATTTAAAATTTTCAAAATCTCCAAGGCGAACGCAGAGTTTGACGCTGCCGAAGCCGCTCTCGCCCCGGCGCTCGCAAAAGCGGGTATTACTTCAATCTCTATCGACGGGAAGGTGACACAATTGACCGATGCTTCGCTCGCGCAAAAGATTTCTGCTTTGATCGCCGTTCAACCGGCGGTTGCCGACTCTCAGCAACTCTCTGATGTTCTGGTGAGCAACGAAGCGATTGCGACTGAATTGGAGAAAACGAAACTGGATTTGTCGCTGGCTCAAACGAGCGTGTCTTCTCTCACCCGCGAAAACGGTTCGCTTAAAACCGAACTGGCCACATCCCAGGCATCTGTTCAAACGTTGACCGGCGAGAAAGCCGATTTGAATAACCGTTTGACCGCCGCCACGAGCCAGTTTTCCGCCAATGCCGCCACGATCCGCGCTCAAGATGGAGTAATCTCCAAGCTTTGTATCGATACTAACGTCTTGGAATTGACCGGCGAAGATGGCAAGCCTTTGGCGGCTGACGCCAAGGACGATGAGAAGCTCGCCGCTGCCGCGAAGGTGCCTTTCGGTGACAAAGTGAAAGCCTACAAGGGTGCTGTGAATGCCGCGATCAAGCGCACTGGTGCCAATCCTTTGGAGATCCCCGAACTTCCGTCCGATCAAGCCAAGAATGGCAAACGTCCTCTCACTGGTGCCGCACGTATGGCAGCCGGTACACGAATCGCCGGTTACGCCCGTTAATTCCAAAATATCCACACATAAAAATTTATGGCAAATCAACTAATCTCGATGCTCGATTTGGTCAAACTCAGAGGCGTTGACCAGGAAGTGGGCCTTTTGGAAGACACCATTACCTACGCGCCGGAACTCTCGACGATCATGGGTCGTCCGATTATCGGCACTCAGTACAAGACTGCGCATCGCGTGTTGCCGACTGTCAGCTTCCGCCAGCCGAATACCGGCACGGCGACGATCAAGGGCAGTTACAGCCAGGACTTGAAGGAATGCGCGTTGATTGATGCGCAGATGCAAGCTGATATGGCTGTTGTACAGGCACAAGGTCATGGCAACGGGCCTGAAGGAAGCGTGCAAGATATTTTAGTGGCCGAAGCTCAAGGTGTGATTCGCGCCACATATATCACTGTTGGCGCTCAGATGTATTATGGAACTGGGGCCGACACTAACGGTTTTATCGGTATCAGTTCTGTTACCGGCGCGTCGAATGCCGCGAAGAACAATAACCCCGCTGTAATCAAAGCAGGCGGGACGACTGCCAATGCGCAAACGTCGGTTTTCCTGATTTGGGAGAACATGCAAGGTGCGCATTTCATTTTCGGTAACAACTCAGGGTTTACGATGCTCCCCGAATGGCGCATCCAACAGGTTCTTGATGCCAACAGCAAGCCGTACACCGCTTTCGTGAACAACCTGCAAGGTTGGATTGGTTTCGCGATCAATCACCCTAACTCGGTTGCCCGTATCGCCAATATCAACCAGACTGACGCCTCCGGCGCGGCAAATTTGAGCGATAAGATCGTGGCACAGTTGCTTTCGTACATCCCGCTTCAGATGCGTCAGGAAGTTAATGCAATGGCCAACAATGGCGGGCCTACCAAATGGGGACCGAGTTTGAAGCTGTTGATGAATCCACAAACCGCATACAGCTTGCAGCAGAGCCGTTCGGCGGCTTTGAACAGCACTGGTGGAACGGCCATCACCGCCGCCAATGAACTGGTGTTCGCCTCGATGCCTACCGAATCGAACGGCATCCCGATTGTCA